ATTAAATCTACACATCCACACGATGAAAACGTCATCTTTGTCAACCTATCCGTAATGTTTATTCGTGTAATCAAAAACCAAAAATCTTACAAGTTCTATAAATCTTTTATTTGTCATATAACTTCCTCTATCCAGTTAATTGCGTCATCAATATCGTAAAAATTATCGCCGTCATCAACGAACAGCTTGTTGCATATCAGCTTCATCCACGGATGGATCATGTCTTTATATTTCTTAGACACGTATCCGACAACCGGCACATTGCATCTTCTCGCTTCTGCCAATTCAAACGCTGTCCCAACTGAATTAGGGTTGTAATCAAAATTGACAAGTACAACATCTGACCGACCCACCTCGTACAAATCAAAAGTCATTGACCCATAGTCGGTATCTTTTTCAAGGTCAAACAGCCTTGCAGGATTTATTACGTCAAAGTCATTTTCAATCACTTCCTCAACGTATCTCCGCCATCCTTCGTAATATTCTTTTGGAACTCCGGTCATCGCCCCAGCTAAATAAATTCTTTTCATTACACCACCCAAAATACAATTCTTGCATTTCTGCTAATCGAACCATCAAAATCATCGAGCGTTTCTATAAAAGCGTTAGCCCTGTCAACCAGCGGTCTTACTACACGTCTAACCGTTTTCTTCCTACTACCCATCAGACAAGACTTCAAATCCCTGAGCCAGATCCACGATGGGTCAACCCTATATCCCATAGAATTTTCTTTCTCAAACGGCTCATACCGGTTTTTAATTTCGCCACATACGTCAACAGGAATACCTATTTGTACTTCTGGAATTGCCTCATAGTCACTCAATTCCTCAAAAAGTTCATGCGTCCCATTGTAAGGCCATAAATCAGAAGGAACTAACTTATCATGGTTATAGTTCCAAACATACGGGGCATTTAGCTTAAACTTTCCGTCCTTTGGATCGTATGCTTCAAGAAAAAAATAAGGCGTTGCACTCATATCACTTCATCCTTTCACCTATGGCTTTTACCACATTTACGGTTACGCCATTTCCAGCCTGCTTATATAGCTGAGTATCAGAATTAACCATTGCAGCTCTTTCAAACATTTTATCTGGCCACCCTTGCAAACGAAAACATTCTTTTGGTGTCAGTTTGCGGATAGCGATATAACACTCATAAGGCTCATACCAGACACAATATACAATGCAGTCTTCGGCAAGCTGTACAAAAAATCCCAGGGCGATCCTCCGCGTTTTCCAGCGCTTCCATGTCTTCATTCGTCAGCGGGATTCCGATTGCCACGCCGTGCCGGTCCTGCCCGGTGTCCAGGGCTTCCGTTATTCCGTCTGGATAGAATGTCTGCATGTTTCTTCGGTATCCTTTTCTGTGTCCAATGATGTTAATTCTACTCTCTGTGCTATGTAAGGCTGGCTCATTCCGTGACCGGCTCCAAGCGTCCGCATCGCCGTGCCCCCCCCGCAGCATCATAGACCCTGCCGCCGGACGGGTTCGGCTCTGCTTCCGTGCCGAAAATTTGCGCTATCTGCCTTACTTCACAAAGGTTATCTTCTCCGTCTGTTCTTTCGAGAGGAAATACTTTTGCGGCACTTCGTCCTCTAAGATATCCCGCAATAAACACGCGCTCCCGGTTTTGTGGCACTCCGAAATCTGTTGAGTTGAGAACCTGCCACTCTGCATCGTACCCCCTCCGGTCCATTTCAGAGAGAAGTCGGGCGAAATCCCATCCTCCATTAACACTAAGCAGATTCTTAACATTCTCAATGAACAGGTAAGCGGGTTTCTTTGCTTCCTCGGTTTGTCCAAGAAGGTACATAACTCGGAAAAACAGGCTTGAACGGTTGCCGTAAAAGCCGACCTGCTTTCCGGCAACGCTGATATCCTGGCAAGGGAATCCGAAGCACCAGCAGTCGGCTGCCGGGATGTCGGCGGCATAAACTGTTCTAATGTCATTTGCATACCATTCCCCGTTTCTGTATTCATCCTTCAAAATCTCCTTCTGTCTTTCTTTTAGCGGGAGTGATAAAAGATACTCTCGCTGTGCGTCCGTAATCAGGTGCATAGCCGTATAGCTTGCGACCGCGAATTTGTCGTACTCGCAAAACCCGACGCACTCGTGACCGGCCTGCTCCATGCCCTCTCTAAAACCACCAATTCCTGCAAACCAATCTATAAATTTCATATCAGTTAAACCACTTAATCTGTGGCGTACCACTAAATCCTTTCTTCCAAATATACCAGCCATATGCAGTTGCGGATGCACTGTCAAAGTTGAAGTCTCCATTCTTTGCGCATCTTAACCGGCTGCTAGATACATACAGTGTCTCAAACGGGTCTTTTTCAAACAGTTCACGTCGTCCCCTAGTTTCTAGAAACGTTAATTTTAAGAACATAGCAACCTTATGTCCGTCCTCAATACAGTCAAGTGAATGTTTCACAAACTCTGTTGCAAACTTATACGGTGGATTAGTAATTATGTCACCATTGAATTTCACGTCAGATTTCAGAAAATCAAATGTATCATCGTTACATCCTCTGTCGATGATATCCGTAGAATAGACGTTGTAACCGTGCCTTTTCAATACTTCAGCTAACGTTCCTCCACCACAAGCTGGCTCCCAAATGTTATTGTCAAAAGTTTCTATGTTTAATAAAAGGTCAAGTGCCTTCGGATCTGTCGCGTAATAATCATTTTCTTCACGATCAGTTTGCGAATGCCCTGTCGCTCCCATCGTTGTGAATGTACTCTTTTTATTTCCGATCCAGTCTTTCATTCGTTATTCCTCTACATTCATACGCATATACGAGTTGCATCATCGAAAATAAACAAATTTGCGTCTAATAAATCAATTTTCATATGCACAATGTAGGCTTGATGCAATCATTGCGTATGATCATACAACAAATAGCACTATATAAAATCAGTAATCTATTTAATGTTATACATCTTCTGGCGCGAAACCCTTAAAATTAACCGTTTCGCCCAAGGTCGAGTATAGCCTCCAACCTTTTCGATTTATTGGAAAGCGACATTCATAATATTGATTGCCGCATTTATGTCTCTGTCATGGGATGTACCACATTTCGGACATATCCACTTTCTTATCTGTGTGTTACCCCGCAAATCCTCATTTTTATATCCGCACACATTACAAGTCTGCGTTGAGGTCTAATACTGTATCCCATTGATTTTTTGTTGTCCCATACGGCATATCGCACAGAACCATGTCAACACTTTCATCTGGGATGTCTTTCATGAGTTCAATGCAATTGCCGCAATATAATTTAGTCATGTTTAGCACGAGCTTTTCTGAGTCGTTCTGCAGCCGCCTGACGCTGTTCCTCGCTCATCGTCCTGCTGATTAGCTTTGAGCGGAACGAAATCAGCTTCTTCGGTATCTTATACGAGACTCCAACAATCTTGCCGTCAACGGAATACGTCTTATCAATCTTCCACTGTGGGAACTTCTCAAACTTATGCATCATGAGCGTGTCTGAAGTGTAAACAGTGGCATAGTCTTCATCCCGCATCATGGTTACTGTCGTTTCCTACTCATTCAGTGCCGTCAATTAGTACCTCCATCTCATGAATAAACCTCTTATAATTAAAATTATTTTTATCTGCAATCGGCACGATCTCAACTGTATGTCCGATCAGATATTCAAGCCCTGGAATGCTCAATGCGTCCACGGTGTACCTCCCTTACTTCGCGTCAATATTGAAGTCGCAAGCGTACTTGGAGCACAGTTCTGCGACTTTAACCGTTTTATCAAATGAATCCAATTTAACCTTGAATTTCATACTTCCCTCCGTTTGGTAGCATGTCCATGTCCAGATTTACTATCGCAACTTCGTCATCGTCTATGTCAATCCGTATTGAAAAGTTCCTTGCATTCTCTGCGAAGCCCGCAATATCTTCAGCCTTTGCCGATATTAAATTGCAACTATCTTTAATTTTGCTAATCACGTTGTACTTATTCATCAAGTCCAAGCTCCTTTAATGTGTAGTTTTTTCTAAGTTCCATTCCAACATACATCTGCCCTTTTTCGAAATACGGGAAAGTTATACTGTCATCACTGAGTACAATCCTGATATATTCTTTGCCAGTTTGACACTTCTCTTTCACGATGCCTGTTATTCTTTTTCTAAAAGGTCGGCATACATCTCTGAGGTATTTTTTCTCAACAGGGTCAAGTACGTCGTGCTCTTCCTGCAGCCAGTTACAAAAATTTTTAATATATCCTTTCGCCGCCTACTGTGGCAAAGAATTTATTGCTTTTTGTGTCTTTGCCAAATGATGTTACTCCATCCCTATTCCTGATTAGATACTCAAGATTAGTCATCTACGTCCTCCTTCACTAAATCTATAAAACAATCGCTTGTGCTCTGCGGATAAACAGAAAAACGATAATTCCCCGTCACGAACATTCTCACACCATCTATTCCCGGTACTTTATCAAAATTGATATATGGTATATTCCCTAGCCTATTTTCTAAATGCATCGAGTCCGACCAACCGTCGATATAGTAATATTCATTATCATCAGTAACAGCATAATATGTCATACATTCATATCCGCTATCGTGATGAATTTTCTTATTCGGCACAATGTATATTCCTTTAACGTTGTTAATTTTCTTATCTAATCGTTTTGCACCATCGATCTTAGATTTAAAATCTTCCATGCAGCTTACCTCCAAGAAATAGGGCGTGGTAGAATGAACTACCATCCGGTGAATTTAATCGCCTTAAGTCTTTCGCTGACGCCCAAATTGTATTAAATTAAAAAGGAGAAAGCAGCCCCAACAGGAGTCGAACCTGTGCAACATACTGGGTCAAAGCCAGCGGGTCTACCATTAACCTATAGGGCTTTGGGGGGGGACGTGGGAGAGAAGTCTGAATAGAACCACGCCCGATACCGATATAATCACATATGCAAGATGATCATCAACCGGATGTTTTCTAATTTTGTCGTGTGCATATTTTCACGACCAACCAACATTGACTACCCGTTTAATCGTGTCTTTCTAGGCCCGTATGTAATTTAGATTATCAGTCCATGATTTGCTGTGCGAGCCATCGCCATACCTTCACCCTTTGTGGTGTCCCGCGATTTGATAATGGATTATATTCTCTTTCGAGTTTCACCGTCTGTGGCGTTGTCCCGATAGCACCATTTAAATGCTATCTTAGGCCGAATCCCTGATGTGATCAGCATCATTTCATCGTATTTCACGGGATTGTTATTGTTTTCGCAATATTATCAAGACTCCATAAGTAAGATTTCAAGTCCTATTTGATATTTAAAAATTGCTGTTGGAGTCTTAATTTACAAGGCACAAATTTGATAGATTAGCAGTCTCTTGTTATTTAACGTTAAATTTTGCTGTATGCGCCTTTATCTATCACGCTACCAAATCTTTAATCGCGTCCTCAACCGGCTGATATCGGTCTGAGTTGATCTGCTCAAGCAATACTTTATACGGATCAAGTTCCCCGCTCATCATCATTTTCAGAGTTTGAACTGAATATGAACTACAAAGGATAAGTCCGAGATCATTCTGCTGGATAGGAATGGTCTTATTAACCGTTCCACTCACATTCCAAAAACAAATTCTAGGAAGTTTATATCCACACTGCTCATACTCACTCTGGATATCTTCAAACAATGTCTTGTCATAGTGCATATATCTTCCGTCAAACTGCATATCACTGATGATTAAGATCGTTCCCGGCATCTCATCCTGCCTCAGATGAGCATTTTGGGCAGCATCCAAAATCAGTTTCATTGTTCTGTAAACATCAGTGTTTGACCAATCACTGTAGTTGTACGTAAGTTCAATCTTGTCTCTCAGCGTTTTGCAGTTCTTAAAATTTACAAGTTCCGGGTGGCTTGAAAATGTGATGAACTTGTCTTTCCACTCTCCGCTATTATGTTCGGACGTGTAAATCGCAAGAGCAGTCGCAACGTCAAGTGGAACCGTCTTAGTATGATAGCCACCTAGCATCGAACCGGAGCCGTCTCTTACAACAAGCACATCACCAACCTGAATATTCGACAGAGCTTTCCACATCTGCTCAAGAGCTTCATCGTATTCTTTAACTCTACAGCCACAAACATATTTATGAACGATATCGTCTGGGTTAAGGACTGAGGCGTTGATCTTCACATCCTTGTTCTTACTTGCCAAATCCTCAAGATATTTTCTTCTGCGCTTCTCATCATTACGGAGGAACGCATTGTTATAAATAACATTTGCTCTGGACGGCACTGTCGAGTAGTTGATTTCAGACCATTGTTTGCCACTCATCTTAACTTCCGTCACATCAAGGTATTTACGAAGCGATGAAAGCGTTTTCCGATACTCTTTCGACGTCCATCCAAGCCTTGAAATAATAAGTCTGGCTTTTGACTTAGTTGCATACGATGAAACGTTTTCTGACGGCATCCATTTTCCAAGCAGAGAAACCGGTTTATTATTATTCATGTTCCTGATATCATCGACAAGCTGCCTATAAATAATTTCAACCACATCATCATCAAGCGGACTACTAATTAGTTCAATTAGATTGTCCCATCTTGTATATTCTGGGATAAGTCCTAAGACAGCTTTGGCGATTTCTGGTTTATTCTCCGCAATCCATTCCATGCAAGACCTAAAGAATTTACGCTCTCCCATGCCACCGCGAACATCGCCGGCATAAAACAGAAATTTTACAGCCGTCTTTGGATCTTCGTAAAATGCCTTGCTGAACATCTTACCAATTTCTTCTGGTGTTTTCTGTCGCAGAGCCGTCATTGAAAAATTAAGATCAAGAAGCTCTTCCCCAGATGTCTTATAAGCCACCGCAAGGTTTTCTGTGAATGTTTTCTCTGACTTTAACTCATTACTAACCGCTTCAAGTAAACTCATTTTTAATCCTTTCCGAGATGCTATTGAATGCTCACTTACCACTAACTGTTAATTTACCTAATATTGATTGCTGTAAGCATCTCTAATGCGTGATGGTGAGATTCGAACTCACAACATACGTACTGCCTTGAATTTTTGCTGTTTACACCTTTTGCAATGTGCAATTATTTACCGTTGCTCTACCATTGAGCTACATCGCGCGTATCTAGGCACTTTGTATCTTTTTTTTATAAGACTTGCTGTATGTGCCTAAAACTTATATTTTGTATTGCTAATTATGTTCACTTTATATCAGGTATTTTTTCAAGATACCTGATTGCTACCTCAATCGCACCAATTACATCGTTATTTATCATAAATTCTGGTTCCTGAGAAACCATTGCATCTTTCATGCCATCCGAAAGCTCCCTAAGAGTTTCTACTGTTGCTTCAATGCTCTGTTTCATTGTCTAGCTCCTTTCGACAATTTAATAATACTACTTTATGTTATTTGTGTCAACTATTATTTTCAATAAAAGTACTATTTTCTGGGCTATGTTTCTGGTTCTCATTAAGTTTAACAAGTTCCAAATTGTCACTCGTATTAAAACCTTCTTTTATAGCCCACTCAAAGAATTTATTTTTATTACTCTCCCATTCTCCGCATATATCATCCTTACACTTCATATAAACAATGTCGAGAAGCCTATACGGACAGCTATTCTCTCCACTGCGGTATTCGCATAAATGATTGCAAAAAAAGTAGTCCGGGTTAGGAGTGAACTTCTTATCTCTCTTCGCCGCATCTACTACACTAACGAACCATTTCTCTGCTTCTTCCTGCTCACTCCTATTGAACGGTAATCTTACTATACGTTTATTCTTAAGTAAGTTCCACACTAATTCTTTAGGGCGTTCACTTAGCCCAAGAGAGTACAGGAGCAGCTGTTTCTTAAACCCAGCAAAATGTTCGCGGCTCTGCTTGGATAAATCTCCAGACTTCAAGAATTTTGCATTATATGTCTTATGATCTATAACCACTAGCCTCCCGTCGCCCTTATCTCTTAACAGCACGTCAATAATTCCGAGGAATTTTATGCTTCCAATATTAAATGTCATCTTTTTCTCAACACCCAGTATATCATAACCGTCAACATCCGGAAGTGCCGTATTGAAATAGTCAATAAGCTGCTTATAAAGTGAGTCTTTCGGATCATTGCCGTTCTGATCAGGTATGGAAGGAGCCGTCACAACGTTCATCCACATCTCATTAAAGTAGTCGTTGACCTCAAATATTGATAGCTCACCTTTAAGATAATGTTCCAAGGTTGAGTGTGCTACTTCACCGGCTTGCGCGTTATAGTTATCAAGGCCGGTCGCACCCTTGATATAGTGCATATAAAACTGGTACGGGCATTGCTCATAGCTTGTGGCACGGGTAAAACTCCACGTCCACTTATCCATAAAATCATTCATTAGTATCATCCTCCGGGCGGTAGACAAGATAATAATCATTCAGCCACCACTCTCTCTCATCTGTTTCCTGCCAATCACCGTTAATCTTCTTACGCACTTTCTCTCGATCATAACGGCTTACATAAATCACATCATTAACAAATAGTTCTAATTTAGACCACGTTTTGATATTACCATCATTTTTCGGAGTTCTCCTGTGTATTTTCATGATCTGTATTTTCCCATTGTTAATACTATATAATGTTATTTTAGGAGACCTATAACAACACAATAGTTCCATTCTATTGTCGGATCAATAACATCACAATAGCCCAAAACCTGAGTATGATTCGAAGCTATAACAGCAATGCCATACTCGTCTTTAGGCAAATACCTAGACATTTGAGTGAGAAAACCAATATGATCAATAATCGTTGCTGATTTTGAAATATCTTTTTTCTTAGAAATATATTCACTTCCACCAAGAGTCTCATCAAGCAACTCTGAGATTTTTATTGTCTTGCGCTTAAGAAATGCTTCGAACATTCTAAAACAATTCACGATGAACTTAGAAGAGCCATAATCTGAAAAATATCCTATCTTCGCAAGGCTTAATAATATTGTTTTTTTAATCCCATGTTTTTTCGCGGCAACATATACCCCACATAATGATTTATGCTTTTCACTATATACTTTATTTAATTCCTCTCCAACCAATTCTCCGATTCCTTTAATAGACCCGAGGTCTGGATAAATAGTTCTCGTTTTATCATCAGCAGTAACTTTTGTGCTGTCAATTCCAAACTTATAATGTCCTATATTATAATCCATTTTATCGATAGCTTCATGTCTTAATTCCGAAACCTTATTCTTATCGCCTTTTCTCTGATAATGATTCATTGCTACTTCATAGAACAAAGAAGGATAATGAGCTTTAATATATGCCTCATACAGACTGTCACAGGCCATAGCTAATGCATGGGGGCTATTGAAGGAATACCGAGCGGAATCTTTGATAATCCTATAAACTTTATCAAAATTCCTTAAATCTCCTATCTTTTCTTTCCAATGTTCTCTAAGCGTATCTTCTGCATGTTTGAGAGCTTCACCTTTTAATTTTTTCTTGCTTATTTTTTTTATCGTGTCATAAGAATCTTTCATTGGGATGCCAAGATAGCCAAACACTTTCATTACTGCTTCCTGATAAAGCATATATTTGAAGCTGTCTTTCAAAAGGTCATCTATAGCCTTTTCGCCATTCGTATAATATTCTCTATTCAGAAAACCATTCACTTGCGATTTGAATCCAGGCCTAATTGCAGCAATAAAAGCAGCTAGCTCTTTGATAGACTGAGGTTTATAAACCATTACTTTTTGTCTCGTACCTTCTTTTTCACATTGATTAAGACAACAAGTGATTCCGTTGGCATATAAATCCCATACCTTCTTATCTCCATTAACCATTTTACGAAGTTCTGTTACGGTCGGAACTTCTCGTCCAATAGCATGATAAAATTCATATATAAGTCCGACCACATCTACGATAAGGAAATCATCCTTAACGAAACCTAAAGAATCTAGCAACCCGCCCTCAATATTTAATACAACTGTAGATTTGCCGGTTGACTCAGAGTGGCACCTTATCAGGCCGATCTCGTATCTTAGATCCCCGTATCCAACTACATCGGGCTGTCTTGGATTCCCATTAAACAAGCCAAATCCACAAGCGTGAACTTTTGCCTGTTCAACTATTGACTGATATGGAATACTCTCTTCGTATAATCTCAAATATCTCTTATCTTTAATATAGTCTTTGATATTTATGCTATCTTTATCATCGTCATCTGCATTTTTTAGATCTTCATTGTATTTGTCAATCAGTGTTGTGATATCATTCGCTACCGACGGCTCAACGTCATTCACTCCTGCGTACATTTTGAACGCTGATTTTTCTTTAAGTTTTCCTACGGCGAGCAATGGGTAGCACGAATATCTTCCAAAAATCTCTCTAGCGGAATCTCTGAATGGTTCTTGTCTTTCGATATTCAAATCAATATCTGGCATCTGCTTGGACGCTAATATACGATCTTTGGTAATAAATCTTTCTGGATAAATCGGAACTTCCGCTTCGAATCTGTCCATTGTTGTAAATCCGCAGAGCTTGGAACAATAATACGACGAGGCCGAACCTCTTGATGTTGTAGTAAGATGTCCACCATGATTTTTCACGGCATTAGAAACAATAGCCTGATTATCTAAAAAATAATCAACTGTCCCACTGTCTCTGATCTCTCCAAATTCATACATCATCCCATCATATCGATCTTTAGTGTGATGTTCTGTGTCCTCTTTATCATATTGAGATTTCAAAAACTCAAGAAGAACATCTGCTCTCTGATCATATGTAAGATTCTTATATTTATCCATGATCGGGATTTTAAAGCCGGTATCATACTCTATGTCTTCGCAACCATTGTCTATAAGGTTTGTATTATACATCGCCTTTAGGATTTCATCTTCTGGCAACACTCCTTGCTCCATGAACCGTTTGAATATAGTGTCATCATCTGGATAGTCCATATACCACCCATCTTCGTCATCGTAGTGGATTTTCTTGCGCTCAAGGTACTTATCTCGTTTAATCCTATCTTCTTCGTTTATATAGTGAGTATCTAACCCAACAATTGTCTGAATTCCATATTTCTGAGACATCTCATATATGTGTTTGTTGAGTCTTTTCTGTTCTATGGTATTATGATATTGATATTCAAAGAAGAATGAATCCCCAAAATGCTTTGCTAATTTAATCCAGATTTCATCGGCATCATCATACTTCCAACCGGCCACACAGGCGCTCGTGCAGAACACATCATCTGGGCTTAAACTCATTATCTGATCTATCCCAACTCTTGGTTTATAGTAATAATTATCTTCGTTCGCAACAGAAATAATATAGGTGAGTTTTCTGATTGCGTTATAATTCTTTGCTACAAGAACCATATGGCAATTAGTTCTGTCTTTCAACTCCAAATTAGGATCTTTAACCCAATAAATCTCAGCCGAATACCGAAACTTAAACGGAGAAGACAGCCCCAACTTCTCTCTGAACTTTTCATCTTCTGTCTGCTTGCAAAGATTCCAACAATATAACCATTCTCCCGGATAGCCATGCTCTCCGCTATAATAGACGTGCGAGCCTAACTCGTCCGACCGCTTCATAAAATCTTCAATTGACGTGGCAGAATCCGCTTGGAAGAAGTTTGACCATGTTGTATGCTTATGATAGTTAATAATACTCATTCTTAATTATCCTTTTTAGTCAATATCTGTTTTTTTTATCTTATTTCTACAATATCTTACAAAATTTTTATTTTCAAAAAGATATACCAATCCAATTTTATTTACCTTAATAATAAATTCGTGAATATTATTATCATATTCTATACTATTATATACATTGAATTTATATTTCTCTCTACATTGCATTCTGCGGAGCCCAACGGACTCCGATGCGTTTCGGGGCGTCCGTTATGTTCCGCATAGCGTCCGTTTTGCTCCGCAAAACCGTCCGTTGGAATCCGCTGATTGCAATTAGACAACTCTCTAATGTTTTTGACTCAATATTTGACGAAGTTTCAATATATTCAATCTTGCATGCTTCATAAAAACACTATTAAGTATTGGTTATTTTCCCCTGGCGAATTGAAAACGCTGGGAGGGTGAAAGCACTCCGGATGAAATTAACCGTGCTTTTCCTTTATAGAATGCATTCACTGCTTTCCTGGTACACTCATCAGGTTCAACAATCTGGGCATTGCTCATATCCAGTTGAGATCCATCAAAATATACTTCGAAAAACCGATTGAAATTTTCTCCGTTGGACAAAAGGAGATCAAAAAGTACCTTCCCTGGCTGAACCTGCTGTTTATTCAGCCCTTTCTCAATGCTTCTTGCATCATGGAGAGGATTGATGTAGGAGGTTGCAAATACCGCGCATGCGTATTTTTTTGAATTGATTCGTTCAATAGAAAAATTCATAATTGCCCCTCCCTTCTGTCTTCCTAGATATTGGAATTACTGTAGTTCGGTGAACCCGGCCTTCATGCTCTGTATCACTTCATTGAAAAGTTCATCTGCAACCTTGCGATCTTCAATTATTACTGTATCAAAATCATCTGCTGAAGCATGACTGTATGGATGTCGGTGCTGATAATAAAACTGATACATCGCTGTGAGCACGCGTTCTTTATTCGGATCATTTACTTTTGCCGCAGATTCTGTATGCATATAAAAAGTATTATCTGCCTTCCTATGACCAAACACATCCCCAAGCAGTTCATTTTCCGTAAGTTCAATGTCTTGATCTCTCAAGAGTTTCTTCAGGAAGCCTTCATAAGCCCTCAGCGCCTGCTGTACGATAACCGAACCCCCAACAATCATACCTATAATTAGACCGCTAACAAAACTCATTCTACACCCTCCCCTTTTTCTCTACCGCATTGAGCATTATCAATTCAAAATTAGCTCATTTTCTGGAAGCGTCTCAATCCATTTACAGAACTGCCTCCATTCTGGCAACCTGTGCGTCTTCCGCTGTGCGTAAATAGTTTTGAGCTGCCTATAGTTCGTTGTTAGCCTTGCTGTTAACATAAAACCGGATGGATTACTATAAAGAATTTCAAGATACTCTTTCTTAAGTTTTTCTGGATCAACACCGTCTGACTTATCAACATTATACTTGTGAACTTTCCATTTCATAATTTTGATGATATCCTGGTCAACATATTCGTTATATTGCTTATCCAAATCGAATTTCGCTATACGGTGCATTGTAGATTCAGAACTAATAAAATCGATAAAAGAGTAACGTTCCATCTCCACCCACGCTTTATTCGTAAACGTCAGATCAAACTGAGCAATTACGCCTGTTAACCACTGGTCATGCCCTGTTCCTTTTTCACACTGAGCAAGATTCTTAATGCCATCTGTAAGCTCTGTATTTAATTTTGATACATCTGTTGCCATCGGGAATTTCGCTCCACGAATACTTTCCTCAAGGCCGTATACGGCTGCATTTGTAACCGGAAAATAATCTTCTACTTTAATCTCACTCATTCTTACGTTTCTCCCTTTCTTCCTTCATTTCTTCACGAAACCTAACCCAATCCGGCTTGTCAATTACAGGATCTCCGTAATCCCATTCTTCCATTTCTTCGACGTCTCTAATAATAAGGTCAAGATCATTGTCAGAAATCTTATCAACATTATCTAATACAATCTCCTGTACCAGTGACGGCATATAGGTCTTCCGACCGAAACAATATCGGATGGCACAGATGCACAGCGTTGCGAAATCACGGCTTCCACCGTTAATTGGGTTCACAGTAGGCATATGATCAATCTCATTTTTCAAATCGTATACCACTGCTGACAATCCACTCTGAGCATAATACGGATATTTTATTTTTTCTCTGTCGATTAACTTCATTTTTACTCTCCTTCCTACAACTCCGATGTTTTTCGCAGAATTTCCGCTGCTTTACTTAATGCGGCCAATGCTTCGATTAACCTATAATCAGATTCGCTACATTCAGAGTAATCATCCATATGAAAATATACGGCTGGCATACCTGGCATCCAGCTTCCTTCAATGCCATCCAACACATCAGCAATTTCGGCATTGGTCATATTTTCAAGTTTGTCAATATCACTTTTTTCATATACGGTTGTTTTATAAGTTTTCATCGCT